GCAGGCACGGATCAGAGTGTTCTGCGCAAGAGAGATCCAGAACAGTATCGAGGATTCAGTCCACGCGCTATTGAGCGACATAATCCGCGAGTTCGGCCTGAATTACGAAGTGAAGAAGGGCGAGATCACGCACAAAGTCACAGGCTCGACGATCAGGTTTAAAGGATTGCGGGAACAAGGCGCGGTCAATGTAAAGTCGCTTGAGGGTGGCAACATCCTTTGGATCGAAGAAGCTCAGAGCATCACAAAGACAACGCTTGATATTGTGATACCGACGATTCGTGAAGAACGCTCAAAGGTTTTCTTCACTATGAACCGGTATTTGAGATCTGATGCAGTGTACGAGACGATGCACGGCAGAAGCGATTGCCTCACGATACACATCGACTACTTTGAGAATCCGTTTTGCCCTCTCGCGCTGAAGATAGAAGCTGAAGAATGTAAGAAACGCTCTTTGAAAGACTATGCGCACATTTGGCTTGGTCAACCGCTGAGCCAGACGGATGATTATCTTTTCAACGTGGACAAGCTCTGGGCGGCAAAGGGCATAAATATCTGCGGGGCTAATCCTGTATATCACCAGATCATGGGCGTTGACCTCTCGGGTAGGGGCGAGGATCTATGCGTAGCGACACGACTCGAGCGAAAGAGTAATGTACATTGGGACGTACCAGAACAAATCAGATGGGATGAGCCGGACACGATGATGTCAGTCGGTCGCATCATTGACATTTATGGGCGTTGGAAACCTGATTTGATCATTGTCGACGGTGGCGGCATGGGCGCTCCGATATACGACAGGTTGCAAGAAACCGGTATCTTCCGCAATTTGGTGCGGTTTGACGGCGCGAGAACGCAGACCGTTAAGCCAGTAAGGCACAGAAATCCGGGTAATGAACGAGCAGAAGGATACCTATTGCTCGAAGACTGGATAGATTCCGGGTGGTTGAAGCTTAACGAGGATCACGTTATCCGCCAATTAGAGCAGATCAAGATCAAGCATAAAAGCTCAGGCAAGATCTATATCGAGAGCAAAAAGGACACGAAGGGCAGGGGAATACATAGCCCTGATGATGCGGACAGCTTAATGATGGCAGTCTGGGGCGCGGTGAAACATTTAGGGCAGAGTAATAAACGAAACACAGAAACCGTACACAGCGGAACGATAAGGCGTATCAGTAAGCGAAAGGGGTATTGATTATGGGTGGTGGAGCAAAGCAACCGAGTTATCAGCCGACACAGATCGAGGACGAGGAGAAGAAAGTCAAGAAGATCAGGACAGCTATGTTCAAAACAAAGGGCGGTATTCTGGGCGAGGAACTGAAACCCGAAGAAGTCGAGAAGCGGCAACGAATGTTCGGAAATTAGGTGGCAGCATGAAAAAGACAAACGAAAACATCATAGATCTATACACGAAACTGCGCAGTGAACGTGAGAAATACACTCCGCTATGGCAGACGATCGGGAAATTTGTCGGCATCGGTGTTGACAGCAATTACCTCGACAATAAGCAATCAGGGCGAGAAAGCGATCAGCTTGATTCAAGTATTGATGATCCTACGAGCGCAATCGCCGTACAGCAGGCTGGCGATTATCTCATGGGGATCATTTGGGGTACAGGCGATGGCGTATTTGATCTCGAGCCGAGTGATTATGCTCTTGAACATGATTCGATGGAGGCGATGAGCGACTGGTTCCGCTACGGGACAAAGACGCTTCTGGCTCAGATGAATCATTCAGAAGCTGGATTAAATTCAGCGATGAAGCCTGTGATGTATGATCAGATGGCGTTCGGGACAAGCGGTATCGGTACGTTCCCAAATAAAGCGTTCAAAGAAGGCAGAGAAGAAAACCTTTTTGTGTTCCGCGGGTACGGCGTGGACAACATCGTATGCGATACCGGGAAGAACGGGCTCATCGAAACTGTTGGTGTCGTGTATCAATGGCGCACAACGAGAGTGATCGCAGAGTTCGCAACGGTCGAGGGCGTGTTTGATCAGAAGTTATTCGCAAAGCTCCCGAAAGTTATTCAGGACGCGCACACAGGTAATGACGTAAATCAAACATTCACAATCGTTTGTATGATATATCCCAGCGAAGACTTTCACCCGAAGTACAAGGGCAAGCGCGGCGCGAAGTATGTGGGGTCGTGGTTCTTGCTTGAGGAAAAAGACATATTCAGTGAAGAGCAGTTCAAAGACAAACCCATCGCTATTGCGCGTTCGATCGTCGTGAGGGGTGAGATATTCGGCCGCAGTGCCGGGACAATGCTTATCAGCTCGATTCGGGCGATCAATCACATGGTCGGTCAAACGATTATGATATTGGAAAAGCAGGCTGATCCTGCGGTCGGAGTGATTGGGAACAGCATTGCCGGCGATCAGGTGCTCGATACTTCAGCAGGAAAAGCAACAGCATTCAATGCCGCGCTGTTGGAAGGGAAGAACCCGATATTCCCTATTCACGACGTGGGAGACCCCACTGGCATCATCAATTATCTAATTCCTTATCTAAACGACAAAGTAACAACCGCATTTAAGATAGACGTTCTCCTTGATTTTAATAGCGCAAAAGATATGACTGCGACTGAAAGTATGCAGAGATACGCCATACGCGGACGGTCTTTGGCTGGCATTATCCAGCAGATGAAGATAGAGCTTCTCGAGCCGATGATCGCAAGGTGCGCATCAATTGCTCTTGAGCACGGCGTATTAGGTGTTGACCCTGAGATATACGTTGAGCGCGCAGAGGCTCTTGCAAAAGAAGGGAAGATCGAGCGTCTTATTCCGCAGGGCGTTCTTCAGTGCATCAAGGACGGGAAGAGATGGTACAAGGTCAAGTTCAAGAACGAGCTTGATAAGTTGCCACGAACAGAGAAGATCGAGGCATTGATCCAAATAATCAATGCGACGATGATGATAGCTCAGGCGTACCCGATGATCATTGAGGCGGTAGATTGGCACAAACTGCTTACGGACATCAATGCGAACCTTGACAATGACAGCCAGTATATTGGCAATGCGGATGAGTTCAAGGCGTCGATCCAGCAAATGGCGCAGATGCAACAGGGAGCACAACAGCTTGGTGCGCTTGAATCGGCATCAAAGACCGGGAAGACGTTGGCTGAAATCAAACAGATGGAAGGGGGTGGGAAGAAGTAATGGAGATGAAAAGCATAGTTGACGCGATAAACGAAGCTCGAGAAGAAAAGTCGAAGGAAAAAGAGATGACGGCTGAAGAGATCGAAACGCTTCGCAAGTGCGTCAATTCTATGGCAGGAAGTGAACATGGTCTTGTGTTTTTTAAGAGCTTGGTCAAGGTGTGCAGGATATATGAGGTCACAAACACAGCGAACGGATTAGAATCGATCGTTGATGCGGCAAAGAGAAGCGTCTATCTGGCGTACAGGCAACTACTCACAGATGAAAACAAATCAAGGGTTGAAAGTTAGGCAGGAACAGCAAGGAAGGGATTTATGAATGAAGAGATTCAAACAGCAGAAAGTAATGTTTCGGAAGAGCAAGGCACTGAAGCGGCATCTGTAGAAACCGAAAGCAGGATCCCGGCAGAAGGGTCAGGCGAGAATGCGTTCGCGCTCCCGGACGATTACAAAGATCGCGGGTGGGCGAAGAAAGTCAAGTCGCAGGAAGATGTGTATAAGCTCGTCGATAATCTCGATAAGCTGGCAGGGAAGAAGCTGGACATACCAGACTTCGACAACGCAACGGACGAACAGAGGAAGCAATTCTTTGATCGGCTAAGACCAGTGAAGGCAGATGATTACGCATTACCTGACGGCGTGAATGAGGCAGTCGCTCCTGAGATCAAGAAAATGCTACACGATACAGGGCTCTCTCCGTACCAAGCAAAGAAGCTTGTTGAACAGTACATGAAGTTCGAGCAAGGTGTGCAAGCGCAGAAATACTCGAAAGAGGGCTTTGTCGAGCAGATGAAAGCATCGTTCGGCGATCAGTATGAACCAGTCGTAAAAGAAGCCACAGCGACGCTGAGGGCGCATTTAAATGACGCTGATAAGGCACAGCTTGAGAACTTGTCTAATGATCAGCTGAGCATCATGTACAGATTCGCAAAGAACATGGCTGATGCGTATGGGGCAAAGGAAACAGGCGCGCAAGTCGGTGGTGGAGAAACCAAAGCCGGCGCGGTCGATGTATCGGCACGCCGAGCAGAACTTCTCCAAAAGATTCAAGGATTGTCTTCGAAGCCTCATTCAGCGCAGGAAAAATCTCTCCTTCTTAAAGAGTACAACGCACTAACGACACAGGTCACAGCAGGAAAGGCAGGGAAATAATGTTAAAAGTTACAGTGAGCGGAGATTACCGCACAACGGACAGAAGCGTGATCATTGATTTTGATAAGGTTTCAGGCGTTATCCCAAACATTCCGATCGATTGTGACGAGGAGGAGATGGAAGGATGGATCCTTTCTCATGTTCAGAACAGGTTCGTAGGGATGTGGATAAATGCCGACAAGCGGTACAATAAGAGATTCAATTCGATCAGGACGTGCTTTGTTGACAAGATCGAGGAAGTTGACGGCGAGCCATTGTGTATAGGCAAAGACATCAAGGAAATGACAGCTGAGGAGCTTCAGCATTTGGCAGTAACGTTTCACTTGACTATGATACCGAAGGGAAGCGCGAGTATTCGTTCTGCGCGTGAAGTCGCGTATATCGAATACTGCAAGAATGTTCTCGGGCAAAAGATCGACAAGACAGTAGAAAATTTTAAATTCGCTTTACTTCCTCCGATTTTTGTGTATAATAAGGTCGTGAAAGTTGCGGGTAAAAAGATTAAAAGTCAAGAAGAAATTATCCGCGACGAAGTTGAAGGCAAAGAAAACGTCATTGATGAAACACTCCCCACTGCTCTTTCGATGGACGAACTAAAATCAATCGCTAAACAAAAAGGCGTAAAGTTCAACGGGAACATATCCTACGAGAATCTTTACAATCGATTGTTTGGTGATTAAGGGTTTCACAAGTCGGTAGACACTCTGGCATAGCTAGACCTACCGCAACAACGGACAGGCGCACCGATGAACGCGCAAGTAAGACCCGTTAAGTTGCGGACACTCTTACGATTAGGGTAAAAAAACTTTAATTGTAATGAAAATGGAGGTTTAGCTATGCCAAGTTACACTACAAGCCCGAGCATCGATCAAGGAGCCGCGCTTAATTTCCGGCAAACATTCTTCGAATTAGCTCAGCAAACAAAATCACGTCTCGCAGGTTCTGAAGCAGTTCTGTATCTTCCTTCTCAAGGGAAAACGAACAACATGGTTCGCATGGGTCGTCTTGAATTGGAAGAAGTCGCGGGTCGTAATCCTAATAAGTCTTACGGCGATTATGCAATTGATAACCGTCAGCTCACCAAGCGTCGTTTCACCCGCACGATCACAATCGATTCACTTTACGATGTGAACGAACTCATCGCAGATCCTACAAGCTCGATTATGACTCAGCTCTTGAGCGCAAAGGAACGCGTGATCGACCGCGTTATTTGCTCACAAGCTATCGGCAACGTATTGATCGGCGCACCTGATTCAACGCCTTCTGCTGTAACTGCCGCAAACGATGGCGTTATCGAAGTTGATGGTACGTCAGGGTTTACTTACGATGTCGTGCAAGAGATCACTCAGAAGTTCATCAACAACGATCTGAACTACGATATGTTCAGAGGTACCCGCCTTGCTATTACTGGCAAAGAGAACACGAACCTGATGGGTGAAGATGAGTTCATCAGTAACGATTACATCTCTGGGCGTCCTGTTGAAGATGGCAAACAGTCAAGAGTCGGGATGTACGCGGTCGATCTTTTCGCTGGTTCAGAAAACGGCGGGATCACGGTTGCTAATCCTGTACTTGTTGAGGATGGCTCGTATCGGTACTGTGTTGCTCTTGCTCCTCAGGCGGTTGCTCTTGCAATGGAAATCGGGGATATCTCAGTTGAGCGCAATCCTCTTAAAGTTAACAGCATGGACATCACGATTGATCTCTGGATCAATGCAATGCGTACTGAAGGTGTTCGTGTAATTTCAGTAAAAACAACCATATAATTAAAGAAAGAAGGAGGTTACCGATATGGCAGTTGAGCAAACGACAGGTTTTACCGCGAAACCAACAGATCCTTTATACACTACGGGGAAATATTTGCGGTCAGTATTTGCAAGTTACACTAAGGCGGGATCAGACAAGTCAGGAACTGTTGTTCCTTTGGCGAAAGGATTGCCACTTGATGTTCAGGTGGTAGGGATCAGGTTCCCGCGTGGATGCGCTCAGTCAGCAAACACGAACGATATGGACATCGGCGTTTACCGCGCAGGCAGTGAAGTTGTGATTGATGCAGATGCTTTGGTTGATGGTCTTTCTCTTCACTCTGCGGCACTTGAGGATGGATACGATGCTCTCGGTCTTAATGTTTCTGGGTTCGATTACACCGAAACATTGGGAGAAATTTTGAGCAAGGAAACTGATGAGGCGTATCATGGCGGCGTTGATATTTGTATGACGATCAATACGTCCGGTACGACTGCGGCACAGTTTGACATGGAATTGCTGTTGGCTTTTCCTGCCTAACAGTATGTCGTGAAGAGGGGTGAGCGGTGGAGAGCCGCGCCCCTCTTTTTTAATGAAGGGAAACGATGAATAAGATTTTCGCTGTTCTTGATCAGATGGGTTTAACGGACGTTTCTTTGAGATACGATTATGTAGGCGAAGGAAAGCTTGCTTGGGTTGCGTGTATCACATACGCAGGACTTATTCTTTCAGAGCAAGATGCTGACACAAGAGAACACGCCTTAACGCATTGCGTTTCAGACATTTGCGAGAAAGTTAAGCGTGGTGAAATAGATACGGCAGAGATGAATAACTTCGCTAAAATCAGGATGAATGGGGCTATAATGAATGAACGGTACAAGCCGATAGAGGTGGATAGATGGCACAAACAAAAGTAGGAATCGCAAATCTCGCACTTAGCCACTTAGGGAGCTTGCAATCGATCGAAGAGCTTGACCCTCCTTCAACAAATACAGAAAAGATCATTGATTCATGGTACGACATCTCAAGACGGTTCACGCTTAAAGTGATCCAACCGAACTTCGCTATTGTTCGTGATGTTCTTGCCGCGGCAACAGCAACCCCGGCTTTCGGGTATGGGTACAAATACGCATACCCTGCTGATTGCCTTCAGTTCTTCGGGATAGGGGAAATCGAAGAGAAGGAGAATAATTTCTCAGTTGAGGGCGAGTTTATACTTACAGATGAATACTCTGATTCTGGATTGACCGTCCGGTATCTTAAAGACGTAACCGATCCGTCAAAGTACTCACCTGAATTCATTATGAGCTTAGCGTGGAAACTCGCTGAGGTTATATGTATGCCGATCACCGGGGATATGCAGAAGCTCGCGTATATCCGTAAAGAAATGCCGATGAGCTTGCTCAGTTCAACATCACTCAGCTCACAAGAGAATCAACCGATAAGAATATCGCGGTCGAAGTTTGCCGCATCAAGATACGTTAATTCTCCGAAGTTCACGAACAAGAGGTAGTGCCTGTGAAGGTATCAACGAATTACACGAACTTCTCACGCGGAAAGCTGGATCATTCGCTTTCTGGTCGCAATGATCTTCCTATCCAAAAGACAGGGCTTGAAATATGCAGGAACTTCTGGACAAACTTCTACGGCAATTTGATATTCAGACCAGGTCTTCTTAATGAATTTGAGTACCTAAACTGCGCGTTCGTTGAATTCAAGTTCAACAAAACTCAATCGTACTTGTGTGTGTTCTCAAATCTCAAGGTGCGGTTTTTGAGCGAAGCAGAGGACGGTTCGTTCGGGTGGGTGCTGGACGGCTCAAGCGCAATCCTTGAAGTCGCTACTCCGTATACACTAGAACAAGCAAAAGAGATCGGGTACGCGCAGAATGCCGATGTTATGTATATTGTCCACAGAAGTCACGCGCCTCGCAAGCTCGTCAGAGCAAGCGCAACGAGTTTCACTCTGAACACGTTTTCAAGGACGGCAGATCCATTCGATAACCCTTCTGGCGGATCAACAGGGTATCCAGGGGCAGTGGCTTTTTATCAAGGGGGCTTGTATTACGCAAGCGCAACGCTCAAGACAACAACCATATGGCGTTCAAAGCTCGGTGAATATGACGTATTCACTACCGGCTCAGGTGATGACGATGCTATCATATTCACCATTGCAGAGCTTGCAGAGCAGATCGAATGGTTGTATCCGGGAAGCAACAGCCTTATAGCTGGTTCAGCACAAGGTAATGTTGCGATCAATGGTGGAAGTCCTGGAGAACCGATCACACCATCGACGGTAACCGCGACTTTCACGAACACTGAAGGATGCGATACAACGAAACCTATATTAAAAGACCGCATGGTCTTCTATATCGGGCTTGAGGGGCGCAATCTGTACGCGTTCAGCTATGACCTTCTATCAGAGACGTTCGTGGCACAGGACGGCAATTTCGCATCGTATGACATAACTGAAGGCACAATCAAACGGCTTGTTCACAAGAAAGACAAGCACGATCTTGTTTTTATGGTTCGTGGTGATGGGGCTCTCGTATCGTTCAATTTCAATAAAGAAGAAAATGTCGCAGGGTGGCATGAACATATCACAGATGGTGAAGTTGTAGAAATAGGTGGGTTGACAAGAAGTGACGGCAACAGGGAGCTTTTTTGTTGTGTTCTGAGGGATGGGAAGTATTACATAGAAAAACTTGCCGACCTGCCTACTTTTAAAATAAGAGACGAATTCTTTTCAGCGGACGCTGATAGCACACAAGCAGAATTGAAAGAAGCTCGAGCGCGAGATGACGAAGCGTATGTTCGTTACAACGCCGAGCGTTTAAAAGAGTGTGCATTCCTTGACGCGTCCGCTATTTATAATGACCTCAAATCAAATGAGATCACATACAATCCAACGACTAGTGTAATAACGTGTTCAGGCTCTGTTTTTGTTTCAGGCTCGGTCGGGAAGCGTATTGAGTACAGAACCGAAACGGGATACGAAAAGGGCTTATTTGAGATAACTGAATATATAAGCGGTGCATCGGTAAAAGTGGACACTCTAACTGCACCATCTGTAAACACTTACAGCGATTGGTATTTATCATTCAATGCACTTTCTGCACTGGATTGGCTAGCTGAAAAAGAAGTGGCGGTCGTCGCAGATGGTGGATTTCTTGGGTACTTCGACGTCACCTTAAGCGGTACTGTTGCACTTGGTCGTGAATGCTCAAGCGTATGTTTTGGTCTGCCGTATGAAGGATTCGCAAAGACGTTCAATCTCGGGTTCCAAGTTCAGGGAGTAGACACTCAAACCACAATGAAAGGTGCGTACCGCGCGTGGTTCAGGTTCGTTCATTCTGCCGGATGCAAGTTCGGGACAAGTCAGTACCGCATGGAACGGATTCAAGACTATAATCCTGAGCTTGGTCTGTACAATTTGCCGCCCGTGCCGATTGACGGGACGAAAGATGTTCTTCTCTCAGATGATTTCTCGATAGATAAGAGCTTGTATTTCAAGCAGGACTTGCCACTTCCGTGCATACTGACAGCGTTATGGACAGAGATTAAATACGGGATGGGTATATGATCAGGGATTACGAGCCAGGCGATTTAGACAAAATCGAGCTTAATGAGTACAGCGAGTTCGAATATATCACTGGCAAAGAAGCGTTTGAGAACATCCTGAAAGCGTGGCATTCATTCACGGTGTACAACGAAAAAGGAATTGAGGCGATATTGTGCTACGTTGAATATCATCCCGGATGCTATAAGGCGTTTATTTGTGCTGGAAAACATATCAGTATGCAAATATCTCGGCAGATAAAGCGATTTATACATAGAATGGCGAAAGAAATGAATGCGACACGCCTTGAAACTGAAAGTCAGGATTGCGAGATGCTTAACCGCTGGCATAGATTCTTAGGGTTCGAGCTTGAAGGTACAAAGCGAAAGTTCATGCGTGGACGCGATTATAACGTGTGGGGGATGGTGAAATGGGGATAGAAGTAGCGATCATATCTGCGGCGGTTGTCAGCGCGGCGGCATCAGTCACCGGCGGCGTTATGGCGTATCAACAAGGGAAAGACCAAGCGAAGGCGGCTGCTCGGCAAGGTGATATTCTCGCAAAAGAATCCGAAAAGAAAACGCTTAAACTTGCATCAGCTCAAAAGGCGTCGTTCTTGTCGAGTGGATTAACGCTTGAAGGAACTCCTCAGGATGTTATTGGTGAGACGTTTACGCTTGGCAAAGAGGACATCGGGCAGATAAAAGATTACTACGGGCAACAAGGAAAGAACGCTTATTCCGCAGGGAGAACGCAACTGATTACGGGGATAGCGTCTGCGGGGAGTAGCCTTGCGATGACGGGGGCAGCCTTGCAATGACGGGGGTAGGTCTTGCGGGAGCTGGACTTTCTCTTGGGGGTTCGTCCGCGGCGGCGGGAAGAACAGGCGCAGGATTTACCGCAAATATGGCAGGTATAACTAAAGATTTTGGCAAGACAGCCGCCACATTCGGGAGCGTGTAATTATGGCAAGACGACAAATGGCAGAACGACAATTCACGCAAGTGGCTATGCCTCAAAACAGCATGGCTGGCGCGATGGCTACGATCGCAGGTTCAGCGGATAATTTAAGCCGGTTATTTCAAGCGAACGCGAAAGCTGATGCTGAGATGAAACTCGCAGAAGCAAAAATCAGGATTGATGACCTTACGAAAGAATACCAGCTCAGGAACGAGCTTAACCCGACGCAGAATTACGAGAAATTCAAACTTGATCGGCAGAAAATTCTTGATGAGTACGGGAAATCAATAAGCCCGTTCGCACGGAAAGACTGGCTTCGGAAGTCGCAGATAATGACAAAGCAGAATGATTCAACTCAGGGCGGTTGGGCATTACAGCAAACGTACAAGAACACGATCAACGCAGTGAATACAGGAATGAAGTCTGCGCTTATGACGGCTCATTCAAACGGTGAGGATTACGCATTAGGGAAAGTCGGCTCTTATGAAGAGCTTACGACTAATTTCAATAACTCGTACAACGAGATAATGGACCTGGGGTCTGAGTTTTTGGGCGAAGCACGAACAGCTGAAGAGCTGAAGAAGTTTAGATCAGATTACGCCAAGTCTGTTGTTTCGGGAGCGATAACCGTAAATCCCGACAAAGGTCTTGAATTGCTTAATAACGAAGGAATGAAGAACGATATCAATGATTCATATGCGATCGAAAGCTTGCGGTCGTTCGCGGCGCAAAGAAAGAAAGCCATAGATCTTGATATTAAAATCGCAAACACCGAGGCTGGGCAGAAACTTGGCTATTTTCTATTGCAAGATAAATCATTGACCTATTCACAGCGGATGACAGTGATTGGTGATTTTATGTCAGCAAGTGAAGACAATGTGGAAGAAGGTCTTGCCGCTATAAAATTTCTAAACAGCACGAAAAGGATCGGGGTCGTAGAGGGAGACGTTAAATCGTTTGGGGAAGCTGTTTTATCAATGACGGCTGACGCTAAAAGATTTTATGGGACTGACGAAAGCGGTGAGTTCGCGAGTACCGATCTTGCAAAAGAGTACCTAAAGACAGTACAGCAAATACGTCAAGGGATATATGAATCCGGTGCAGAAGGCAAGTTATCAGATAAAGAAGTCGCTGTGCTTCTAAAAGGTCTCACCAAGGAAACAAGGAAGTATGTATCCGAGGCAACTGAAATGGTCGCGGCTGAAGGGCCAATCAACGAAACTGATATCCGTCTTGCTGGATCGCTTGCGGGTGGTGGATTAGCCGCGGCGCGGATGCTGAAGAATGTTTTTGCCGGTAATACCGCAAGGTCTTTTGCAAGAGCGAATGAGATTTTTATAGATACTGTTCCTTCGTCACACAGAATGCACGCTATCCGCGAACTGTTCTATGCAACGGACGAGAAGGAAATGTCAGAAAAAGACTTTATGAACGAAGTGTACAATATAGCAGATAAATACGCAGACGAAGCAATGATCGAAGCTATTATGAACACGAAAGAAAGCAAGAATCTTTTCGATAAAACACCTCTTGGCGCGATCGTTAACGCATTTAAGGGAAATAAATGACAGACGGTATTAAACCTTCACAGATAAGCGTTGCGAGCCTATATACTCCGCGTTCAAATCAGCGCGGGATCAGTGCTTTCTCTGACCGGATTGGATCAATCTTTCATGTGAAGTCACCGGCTGAAGTTATTGGAGGCGCGCTGATCGACAAGCAAGAGTCTGTGTCAATGGAGTTCTCGAAAGCTTTTGCGCGAGAGTCAGCAACAACATTGGCGAACAGCATATCACTACTAAGAATCATCGGGGACAAATTGTCAAACAGAGACTTTGACAAAGAAGAGCGACTTTTAGGCAAGGGGTACACAAAAGAGCAGGTCGAATCAATGAGGTCAACCGGAGATCACATTAGGGAAAGCATGAAGTATGCATCGACTTTTTATCGCAATATTGCAACGATGCAAGAGCTGAAACCGTCAACTGAGGTGAAAGAAGCATCTTGGATGAGCGATTTTTTTCTTGAAAAGTTCGCGTCTGCCGTCGCTGAATCTATCCCCTCCTTGGGTTCTGCTATTTTAGTTGCTAAGGCTACGGGGATAGCTGGAGCTGGGACGGTTCTGTTCGCTGGTCTTTCTTCTGCAAATATGTACGACACTGTAATTGAAAAAGGTGACGGGGAAGAACTTGCTCACGCAGTATTTGATGCGAGTTTCCCCGTAAATGCTGTTCTTGGGTACGCTGGGATTAAAGCTCTTGGGTCTGAGACATATACGTCAAGACTAGGGGCGATCATAGGAAACGCATTGACTGGAAGCGCAACGACTGGCGCGTCGAAGCTATGGTCGAACGTTGTCGCGAAGATCGGGATCAACGAATCGCAGAAACTTCTCGATGGTGTTCTTCCTGCGATGATCGGAGGCGGTGCGATGTACGGTCTGTTCGGTGCAGTGTCTCCGCTTAAAAAAGTGATCAAGGGACAAGCTGGACAAACTGTTCGCCTTGATCAAAGCGTGCAGGATCACATCGAAATGCTACGCTCTAAAGGTTTTAGCGATTTAGAAA